TCTCTGTGCGGTCAGCTACTTTAGCAGCAACGTGAGCCAATACAAAATCAGAGAAGTTAGCTGGTAGGTTGTCAAATGCAGAATACCCCATTTGTGCAGCTTCCCAATCATCGTGTAGGTCTTTTTTACAGATGTCAAGGTTTACTTGGAATTCTTCTGGCTGAAGGATTTTCTCTGTAAGAGTTAAAGTCCCTTGTCCAGTTTGAAAGTCGCAAGTAGCGTCTTTTACGATGTCGTCAGTTGAAGCCTTTTTGATAACAGACTTGAACTTAACGTTAGGCATAATTGTTACATTGCCTTTGTCTAATGTGTCAGCAGATAATAAAGCAGCAGCGATATACTTGCCACTAAATTCGCCTGCGTAAGTTGATGTAATTGATACACTCATTTTATTTAGTTTTTAGTTGTTTATTAATTAAATTTTGCCATTACTCTATCCAATGTACTCATTCTTCTGTTTTGTGAGATACTGAATTTAGATAGGTTTTCTTTTACCTCTGGGTTAGCTTTGATTGGCTCGGCTGCTGGCTCGTTAAGTTCTGCTTGTACTTCTTCTGGTACTTCGCTTAACTCTACTTTTTCGTGCTTGCATAGTTCCTCTGTTACAAGGTTTCCTAACTCATCTGCGCTTAAGTCCTCTTTAGGCTCTAACATTGCTTTGATTTCCTCAACCATTGATTTAACCTCTGCAAGTTCTTCTTTAGTAGCATAGCCCATTTCTTCTTTTTCTTCTTCCTCAAGGACTACATCTTTTGTTGCTTCTACTTCTTCTTCTGGTGCTTCTTCTGCGCCAGCTTCTTTAATTTCAGCAATAAGACCTTCTTCTGCTACTACAAGTATTTTACCATCTTCAAGTTCATACTCTCCAACTGGTACAGCTACTTTCTCATCTTCGGTAACAATAAATACTTCGTTACCAGCTTCAAACGCTTCTGCTTCTAAAACAGTACCGTTCTCTAACGCTTGTTGTTCCAACTTAACTTCTTCGGATAAGTTTAAAACATCTTTGATTTTACTAATCATATCGTTCGTGTTCATATTAATATATAAGTGTTAAAAATTAATTTTGCATTTTTAGTTAGCATTTTCACAATCTGTGCAATTATCATAAGCAGTAACGCTTTGCCATTCAAAGCCACTTGTTTCATCATCTCTACTTAATACAGTATAGCACCCATCGTGTCCATCGTGTACTAAATCAAAATAATATACATTACCTATTGTTAGTTCTTCTCCGTTCCAAACGTGTTTTTGTTGGCTATGTCCACAGCGTTGTATTTTATATCCGTAGCTACCTTCTGGCGGTGTTGTTTCTTGTCCGACTGTACTACCAATCCCTTGCGCTCTTAAACTACCATCACAGCACTTTATAGAGTAGGTGTTATCCTTGCATAAACAAGCTCTGCGCCCACCCTTTGGACTTGTTCTACTTGGTGTAAAGAATTTCTTAAACCTACGCATCTAACTCTTTTAATTTTTTATTAGCCCAACGTAGACCAGCCTTACCACCCCATAATAAATAAGAGATAGTACCGCAAGCCTTTGTATCGTTCTCGTCATAGTATTCCTCTGCTCTTGACAAATAAGAATACATACGCTTAATAGTTTCTACGCTTATCGCTTTACCTTGTGCTAATTGTTGCGCTCTTACCTTACCAACTTGTGTAGCGCATTTGTTGTTTACCTTTTCGTTAAGTTCTAATCCTCGCTTTGCGTTGTTTTTTACACCACTTGGATAGTCTGTATAGCTTTCAAGTATCATCTTTTTGCCACCCTTTACACGCTTGTCGCTTTTTATAATGGCTCGTATCTCACTTAATAAATACTCTGCTTCAGCTTCTTCAATATCTGCTAACTCTTTTTGCTTTTGCTCATCAGTCATAAAGTCCCCAAGAGTTTGGTCTTTAGGTCTTTCCATTTTATCAGCAAAGTACCCCTCTATACTAAACCCTTTAACCTTGCCAGTCTTTACAAACTCGTTCCAAATCTCATCGTTGTTTACTTTAACCGCACCAACCCAAGTACCTAATGGTAAATTCATACCATACTTAACACTCTTGTCGTGTACCTTGTCCTCTACTATCCAGCTCTCAACTAATGATAGTCCGTTAATTTGGTATTGGTGTTCTAATGTACTGTTGTTTTGTTTGCCTTGCATTAAGTACATTTGCGAAGCTTTTAAGACAGTATCTTTTGAGAAATATATATAATACTCATCTTCTCCGTTTCGTCTGTATATGGGCTTATTTGGAATAAGTAACGCACCCATTAAAATACGCTTTTCCTTGTCTACCTCTGCAAGTTTAAACTCTTGTGATTTAAGAGCAATAAAATCTTCTTCTATTGCTGGGTTTTCCACTACGCTAATAGCTTCTATACCTATTTCTTGTTCCTCGTCTAAAATTAGTTCTACTATCCGCATACTATTATATAATGTTTTTTATTAATTTTTGTATTTATAGTGTCGCACCCTCTACAATGTTGTTCTCTAAACTCTGTGCTGTTGTAACATCATTAGCTACTACATAAGCTTGTACTGGTTGTTGAGTTTGACTTCCTACTGCTTCTGCTAATTGACTTGTTTCTGTTGCGCCTACTATATTGAATGATGGCGGTTGTGATACTGATTGACCACTACTTACACCAGCACTACTACCTTTTGCTTTTGGTATTTTAGTTGATGCAATAGTTTTAACATTCGCTAAACCAGTTGCTATAATACCAGCAGCAGCTATTGGACCAGCTATACCACCTTGTGCTAATGCTTTATCAGCACCAACAAATGTATCTATTATTGCTTGTGCTATACCTATGCCTTTTTGCGCTTCTGCGTTTTCTCCAGCTAATGCACTCAAACCATTTAAAGCACCGCTTACAGCCTCTAAAGTTGAAATCTTAACTTCTTTTTTGTTTTCTTCAAGTTTGTTTGTTGCATCAGCTATTTCTGTATCTCTTGTAAGATTAGTTTGCCTTGACTGTTCCATAAACTCATCAAGGGCTATCTGTGCATCTACTTTAGCTTGTGTGCCAGCGTTTGCATTATCTACAATAGCTTGTAATCTTATTGCTTCTTGTTCAGCTTCTAATAAGTCAATTTGTTTAAGTGCTTCTAACCTCTGTACCTCATCTTCTATTTGCTCTGCATTAAATCGCTTTCGTTCAATACTTAATGTGCTTTCGCTTTCTAATTTAGTGTTGGTTAGTTCTACTTCCTCTCTGTCTAAAGCTAAATCATTTGCTTTTTGTTCTGACCTAAACCCTTCTATTTGCGCCAATACACCTTGCTTGTTTGCAAGTGCTTCTGTTAATGCTACTTGGTTTTCTATGGATGCGTTTTTGTCTAACTCTGCTTGTGCTGACCTTAATTGAGCATCAGCTTGTGCTAACATTGCTTTTTCTTGCTCTGCTAATACTTCTAATAATTGGTCATTTGCTTTTCTTCTGTCCTCAATACTATTACGTTCTTCATCTCGTATTTGTCGTAACTGCTCTGCTTGTATATCGTATTTCTCTACAAGTAAGGATTGTTGTGCGGCTGCTAACTCTGCTGCGTTTGCTAAATTTACATTTTCCTTTGCAGCTTTTATTGTTTCTGTTATATAGCCTTTTACTGCATCCTTGTTTTTTTCTACAAATTCTACGCCTTTATCAAAGTATTATTTACACCAGTTATTGCGTCTATACTTTCTTTGCCAGCATTTTTAACATCCTCTAAAGCACCAGCAAAATCGCCACTAAACACCTTTTTAACTGCACTTGCTAAATATCCTAATGTATCAAGGAAACTCTCAAAGCGTTCTACTATGTTATCTTTTATACTTGCACCTAAAGCCTTAACGCTTTCTAATGGGTTTTCAAATATATTCTTAAAGAAGTCTACAACTACACCAGAATTATCTACAATAAAACCAACAAAGTCATTAAACGCAATACTAACTGCCTCAAATGCTGTGTTGAATAAGTCAGCTACCTTTTGGTTTTGCATAAATATATCTGACAGTTTAGCTAACGCAGCAATAACTAAACCTATACCAGCCGCTTTCATTGCTACTCCAAGACCTTTAAAACCTTTTGATAAACCTGAAACTCCTTTTGAAGATTTTTTAGCATTCTTTCCAACTCCATCTAAAGCTTTTGATGAACTCTCTTGAGTTTCTTCTACTTCTTTATTTACTTCTTTTAAGGAATCTTTAAGTTTGTCTAATCCTCCAGCCGCTTTTACAGCATCAACATCAATTACTATTTTCTTTTCTATTGCCATCTTATTTCTTGTTTAAGTGCTTTGTAACCCTCTTTTAGTGTTGTAGGTAGTTTGTGTTTACCTTGTGCTATGCGGATGTTCTCTGTTTCTCCGTTTGCGTATTTTAAGCTATCTAAAATTAACTTTATCATAATGTTGTTTCTGTTATAGTTGTATCGAATGAATAAGCATCATCTCCACTTATACTGTATTTTGCTCTTACCCCTATATTGTATGTCGTTCCGCTTTCTAAACCATTTACTTTTAAACTTGTACCTACAGTTGTTGTAAATACTCCACCATTTAAAATAACATCATAACCAACTACACCAGTAACTGCAGTCCATCCTATTGTAATAAAGTCTGTGCTTTTTGTTGTAACTGTAACTTGTGCTACTCTGTCTAAATAAGCTGCTTGCGCGTTGTTTATTTGGCTTGGAAACTCATCAACATTATAAAGCTCTAAATCTGATTTATTTGTAAGTAGGTTTGTTTTTATACTGTTTATCTTGTAAGTTTTATTATTTATTACAAGCGTGTCGTTCATTTTTAATTTTATAAATAAGCTTAATGGCAAATAAGCACTAACCTTTAACAGCCTTGACTTTCTATCAAAAACTGTTTGTACATAATCTAAATAACCATTTTGAAATAAATTAGTTGT